GTTCAAGATGGATATCTTGAACTTCTTGGATGAGATTATTTTAAGTGACTCCCAGTGCAGAGATGGCTCTGCGAGAGTTACAAAGCTAGAATCTTTTGTTGCCAATCCGAAATTGAATTCGTGTATGGTTAACATAGATTTTGATCTAACTTTTAAAGTAAGTAAAAGTGGACATGTCGGAAAGATGGATAGAGCAGTTATAGCAACCGCTCAATTCTGTCGTTCAGTTATCGAAGTTTTATTGAATCATATAGATATAACGGGTATTCCCAATAAGTGTTTTTATGATTTTGTAAATAAAGTACATAGCTGGCATAAAGTCTCAGATACTTCTTTTGTAAAGTTCGCAAAATTTGCTACAGCATGGCCTATGGCCAAATTTCTTAAAAATGATTTACCAGAATGCCCGGAAAATTTTCCGGGAAATCCTTTGATTTTTTCTGGTTCTCTTTATCAGCTATTACGAACACGTTTGTCGGGTGGAGGTCATAGATCTCCGTCTGGTGTCCATGTCGGTGTTAATATGAAGAATTTATCATTATGGCAGTCTTACCTTCAAGGTATTAAAAGAGGCTGTGCTCCTGTTCCTAAGGAATATATTACAGAAGCTTATTCTAAGCATTCCAATATTATAGGTAAATTACCTAGGGAGCAATTTAATGTTTATTCTTTTGATAAGACAACTTTTTCTTTTCAATTCAATTCTTATGTTCAACGTTTCCTTAAGTGGTTTAAGTGTCCAGTACCTACGTTACTAGATGCGTCTACTGCTTCAGCATATAATATTAAGCGACATGAGGGTGGAGCGAGAGAATATATTCGTCAAGTAATAAAACATAATTTAGATGGAGATTATTTCTCAAATCAAGTTAAGTTGAATACGGTTAATACAATTTCTAATGAGGATTTTTTAGGTATGTATGACCTAGTTAATGCGGTTTCAGAGGTTTCTGGGGTCTATAAACCAACTTTTAAACAAGCTTTGAATATTGCAGTTCAAGAAACAAATTCTGTTCAAGTAATTGCTATATCGGAGCCATTAAAGGTTAGAATGATCACAAAAGGAGCTCCTTTCCGTTATTGGTTATCACGTTTCTTCCAAAAATCTATGTGGAAATATTTACAAAATTTTCCTTGTTTTCGGCTTACTGGAGAGAAATTACAAACTCACATGTTACAGGATTTAGTAGAAAAAGCAGACCGTCTTGGTCTTATATTCGATAGTTTCGTTTCAGGAGATTACTCTGCCGCAACGGATAATCTTGATATAAATTTTACTAAATTTTGTTTTGAAGGTTTTCTTTCTAAATGTAATTATTCAGATGAATTATCTGACGTCTTACGTTCAGTTTTATACGAACAGACCCTTGAATATCCCGATGGGAGAAAGGTAGAACAGTTAAACGGCA